CCTATAGAAGTCATTGGTAAAATAGACTCTTATATTAGGCCTCAGAGCACTAATGTAAAGCGTACAGTCTTGGATGATTCTATTAGAGATGTCCTAGACCCCGATGGTAATGTTTTTGGTAATAGACATAAACCTACACCAGAATTAGACCCCATTAACACTAATTATAAGCCTCAATTAGGACCAGCAATTAAACGAGCACTAGATGTAGTTCAATGTCAATCTGAATGTTTTGAATCTAAAGATATAATGATAGCCAAATCTATGTATTTAAATAGATTGCATAAAGTTTTGAAGAATGGCCTACCGGATGTTCCCGATCGTATATTAACCCCGGAAGAAGGAGTTTTAGGTACTTATAATAATTTTCCTATTGTTGGTTTCAATTCAATGACTCTTGATACTAGTGCTGGTTATCCATTAATGGGTAAAAAATCTGACTATATTTTTAGAAACGACGGTATTGTTACATTTGATCCTTTGTTTTTAGATCATTACAATAAATGTATTACCCTTTTAGAAAAAGGTGAACGTATTAACTCACTTAGTGTTGCATCCATTAAGGATGAAGTTGTTAAAGTCGGGAAAAATAAAAGTCGTTTATTTTATATAGTTGATATTCATAACACACTCTTAGCTAGATGTATATTTTCTCCTATTATTAGTTTTTGTTCACAATTTCCTTTTTTAACCGAAGGTGCCCAGGGTATAAATAATCATTCAACTCAGTGGGGTGATATTTATAATTATTTATCTGAAGTAGATCCTTTTTATTCTTTTGATGGTGACTATACCGACTACGATCTCACAATGCCAAGGGATATTATTAATGCTTCTTTCGAGATTGTTTTTTACTTACTTCAGTGTTTTGGTTACAGTGAGCGCGATCTCACTATAGCTAAGACCTTTTCTAAAGAATTAAGTGAACCCAATGTTTTTATGGGTCCTGTTTTGTATAGATGGTACAAAGGGTGGCTAAGTGGCAATGTTTTGACTTTCGTTTTAAATAGTATTAATAATTCAGTTATAGATCGTATTTGTTATTATAAGTTAACAGAGAGACTTGATTTTGACGTTCAAGTTAGAACAATTAAAGGTGGCGATGATGTAATTACTAGTTATTCCGGTATTGATGAAAGATACAATATGGTTTCTATATCTGACTTCCTTAAAACTAAAGGCTTTACTTACACTAGTGCTATAAAAGATGGAGTTTATGTAAAATATAAGCATTTAAATGATTGTCAGTTTTTTAAACGCAATTTTGTATGGTCAAATGATAGATGTTTATCACCTATTGACTGTAATTCTATAGTTAAGATGTTAATGTGGACAGACAGCGTTAATCTGCATGAACAAACTTTAGGATCTGTGGAATCTTCTCTTAGAGAAGCTTATCACTATGGTCCTGAATATTTTGAGCAATTTAGTTCTCAATTGA